ATGCCTCAAGGTAATCCGTTCTTACAAGCGGCAGGTGCTATAGGATCTATTGGCACGGGCCTTGGAGCATTGATGGGCTAATGAGTATTTATAAAAGAAAACTATTTAACAGAGGCGGTCGAGTATCTTCTCGTGGTGTTGGCATCACATCAGGACTAGTAGATAAACCTGTGCAAAAATTTTTTAAGGGTGGAGATGTTGCACAAGATTTTGCGTCTAATTTAGAAATGTTAAGAGGACTTGATCTTGTAAAACCACGTGAACCGTTTAGTAAATTTGATGCAGCAACACCTGCATTATTAAATTTATTTGCTGGATTAATGTCAGGTAAATCATATGAAGGTGGATTGGGAGGAGCTCTTGATATAGCGGGTCAAGCTTTAGGCTCATCTACTCCATTATTTGCAGACGCAATTAAAGCTAGACAAGAGTATGAAGCCACCGACCCTGAAGCAGGATTAAAAAATATAGCCTTAGAATTAGCTTTACAAGACAAAGACAAAGGCTCAGATAAATTAAAAACTAGCACAAAAGTGTACGGACAATTCGGAGATAACGAAGAAAATAAAGGTTTTGGATTTAGAGATGTTTATGAGGACGGGAGATCTGTTTTTACATATGGTGGAAAAACATATGAATCTTTTATAGGTTTACCCGAACCAAAAGACTCAGACCCAAAGGTTTTTGAAGATGAAAACTATGAAATAACTATTGGAGCAGGAGATGAAGCTAAAACTTACACCACATTAGGTGTACAGAAAGATGATTCAATATTTATCACAGATCCTAGACCTGACTCTGAAACTTTTGGTAAAAGAGTTAATATTACAACAATACCTGATTTACAAATTAAAAAATCAAAGCAAGCTCAAGTTCTATCAATAGCGGACCAGTTAGAATTAATGTTACAAGAAAAAGATATAGAAAGAAAAACACAAATAGCTGGCGATACTTATGAGTCAATTAAGAAAAGAGCAGAGCAAGCTCTTGAAAAAATTAATAATTACGAAACTGCTTCATCGGTATTAGATGATGCTACAACAGGAAGTTTTGCAGCGCAAAGAGCAGGATTTGTAAAATTCTTAGAAACATTTAATGTAGATGAGATATCACCAACTCTTTTTAATACCATTAACACTGCTCTTCAAACAAACGAAACAGTTGCAACTGAAACTTTAAATGCTTTAGCTCAAAAAGCATTTATAAAGAATGCTCAAGATTATGATGACAGGTTGAATCAAACCGAAGTCGGTAAACTGGCTGATGCAGATTTTAATATTACTTTAAGCACTGAGGGCTCAAGATTACTTATTGATATTTATAAAGAACAAGAAAGAATATACGCTGATGCAGGTAGGTTAAATCAAATGTTGGCATCTGATTTACCCACAGGCGCTCAAAGAGCTATAGCAGAATTTCCAGAGTTAGAGGAAGAGATAAAAGCTTTTACAGGCAAAGACGGCACCTTGTCTTTAATTAATTCAACAAACATAGTTGAGCAGTATGTTCAGAAAAAATTATCAGAGTTTGGTAATTCAGAAGAAATAAAGAATAGAGTTAATAGCGTGTTAGACATAGAGGGAATAGGAGATCAAAATTACTTTTCAAATTTAGAGAATAAAGAGTTGCTAGACGGTCATGCTTTTAATCCAGGAAAAGCTTATCAGGATAATAAAATAAAATTTTTAGGATACGCAGATTCTAGTGGAGATTTTTCATTTAGAGGTGAACCTGTGATTATTCAAGATATTAAAAAACCTGTTTATGAGTATATTTATGAAAAAGGCGGTAAAACTTTTGCAATCGCTATGCAATTTTAACAATGGCTACAGAACTAACAAAACCGATTGAAATATCACCCTCTGAGATCCCAGCAGATCTTCAAGAAGAGATGGCAACCACTGGTGGTGTTTTTAAGTCTGAATATGAAAAAAAGTCGGAGGAGTTAGGTAGACCTTTAACTTTTGAAGAGTTAGATCAAATAGGTAAAAAAAGCGTAGAGACAGCTACAAGCAATAAGTTAGATATTATTAGTGACACTGTTGGAGAGCCTGTTACTAATGCAGATTTTAAATTTAATTTTAAAGATATGGCTTTAAATTATGATTTAAGTAGAAGTAGATCTTTTGTTAACAGAAGAGATAAATTTTTAAGTTATTATCCTGAGGGAGAATTCATAAGAAATCAAGTTACCGTTGGTAATAAAACATTAGATTTAGAAATGTATAAATATGACAAAAACGATAAGGGGTATAAACTTGTAGAACCATTTGGATTAGAGCCCTCTGATTTTGCAGAACTCATGGGAACCATAGTTGATGAACAATTATTAGGAGAGGGATTGGCTTTAGTCGGAATGACTAGTGGGGCTTCGGCCCCAAATTTAAAAAAAGGTGACCTTAAATCTAAAAAAAGTTTGTTAAATATGCTTAGTAAACTTCGTATTAGAGGAGTGCCCATAGGTGCCGCCGCTAGAATTTTCTTGGGATCTTATTTAGGTGTAAAAACTAAAGACTCAGTTGAAGCGTTAAGAGGATATGGTGAGGGAGATTTTGCTGACGAAATTAATTTTAAAGATTACTTTACAGAAAAAGATGATTATTTCACAGCTGCCCTTTCCAGTGGTTTTTATGGTGTTACTAAATTTGCAGGTGATGTTATATTTAAAGGTAAGAGACCTGGCACTATTGAAATAACACCTGAATTAGTAGCGGCCGCTGATAGGTTGGGAATGGACCCTTTAATCTTTGCACAACTGGCTGTTAATCCACAAATAAGAAACATATACACTCAAGCAGAAGGGTTTACATCTTTTGTTAAAGATACTGAGAAAAAACAAATAGAATCCATTGTAAATAGTTTTCAAAGCGGTAAAAATCCTTTTAAAGATTTAAAAATAAGAGAAGATCTTAATATCGACATGCAAGATTTAGTTAATGTTCAAACTACTTTAGCCAATGATATTAAAAAGAATTTAAAAATTAATTTTAATATTAAAGATGGTAATATCGACATGGCTGCTGCTGATAAGGCTTTAGCAGAATCTGTAGCTAATTACAATCTTATTGCTAATAAAGCAATTAATAATTTTACGACTAAGGCAACAAATAGCGCTGTTAGTTCAAAAAACTATACAATAAACATAAACGGTTTTAAAAATGTTTTTACCAAAGAAGTAAATAAATTAAAATCAAATGTTACGACTAAAGACGTTATAGAAAAAGGTAAAAAGAAAGGAGAGTTTGTTGAGGCCCCTTATAAAACAACCCCTTCAGAGTTTGTTAAAATTGAAGAAACACTAAACACAATAAACAGAACTATAAATTCAGTAAATGATCCTAAACTATTAAATCTTAAAACTTTGTATAAAGTTAGAGATGATTTGTACAATATAATGTACAACCCAAACGCTAAACCAGAAATAATTGCGGCAGCAACAAACATGCACAGAAATTTGGATAGACTGCTAGATCCTAAAAACGGATTAATAAAAGGAGACGCAGTCTTTATTCATAATATAGATCTTTTAAATTCTCAAGTCAGAAACTCAGAAGTTATAAACGGTATGAACAAGATTAGACAAGCTTTAGTAGCAGGTGATGACATAGATGGTTTTGTTAAGACAATGATAAAGCCAAACAATACGCATAATATTTTAGCTATTAAAGAAATGTTTAGGCTTCCAGAAAATGCTAGTAATGCAGAAAAAATTGCAAATGAAAAATTATTCAACACTATTAAAAATTATTGGATTACAAGCACAATTAAATCAAAGAACGGTGATAAAATATTAAATGATTTTTTAATTAATGATAAAAAATCGTTAGAAGTTTTATTAGGACCCAATTATGAAACTAAAGTTGCTGACTTATTAAAATTATCAAAAACATCAAAAAGACTTGAGGATGGAATAGCTGCTCAAGCTTTAAGTAATAAAGCTACATCAACTGAATTTATAAACGGAATTATTAAAAATGCTACGAAAGGTGATTTTGGCACCAATGCTAGTGTTAAAGACATGATTAATGAGTTTGGGGGTATAAATAGTAAATTAGTTAATGATATTAGAAATAACATCTTAAAAGACATTTTTAAAAGATCTTCAAAAATAGAAGAAAAAGGTGGTAAAAAATTATTTACAGAAGTTTTAGATGTTAAAAAGTTTGCAGACAATATTAAAAAGTTACGAGAAAATGAAAATTTAACAGAGTTTTTTACAGATGATCAAATTCAAGCTTTATTAACTTATGAACAATATTCAAGAGCTGTTGGAGGAAATTTAGGTGTTGGTGGAGAGCTGGCTAAAGCTGAACAAACTGCTCAATTAGTTCAAAAATTTAATATTATTGATACAGGTCTTACAATTTTAAAATATGATGTATTGGCTAGAATACTATCTAGTCCAGTCACAGCTAAACAACTCATAAAACTAACACCTGATGGATACAATAGTGCAAATATAGCCGTTCTACAAACTGCTTTAATTAGATTAGAAGAAGAATTATTTGAAAAGGCAATGGGTGAAAATCAAATTAATGACACTGGAGTTTTAACTAAGCCTGTGGAGATAACTCCTGATAAAGATGTAAAAGTTGTTCCGACAGAGCAACCTATTGAGGTTCCGTCTGGAAACGTTAATCAGCCCGTAAATGTTTCAAGGTTAGGACAAACTAACATAACTCCACCTGTGAGTTTAGCGGCAGCCGACCCAAGTGTCATGGACCGTGGAAGACAACTATTTAGTGGACCAAATGAGATTACATTCGCCTCAAAAGGTGGTATCATGAATGCACGTAAAATCATGCAAAGGGTGATATAATGACTAAAAATTATTTAAATAAAAAAGTTGAAAACGTAACTGCACCTAGAGAGTGGCAGTCTGGTCCTGATTCACCTCCTACTAAATTAGCTTATGTAACTCAACCTGAAATAGATTTACTAGTAAAAGCTAACATACATGGATCTATGAACGGTAAACCAAACAAAGGTCCTAAAGGTATTATGAGTCTTGATGGAGCAGATAGAGAAGAAAGAATTTCTGATAAAAGTTTTGGTAAACAAAGAGGTGTCACCTTGGACATGTCTAAATCTAAAGATAGAGAAAAAAGACAAAAGTTTAGAGATAGAACAACATCTACTGTAGTATCGGACGCTGAAGCACAAGCAAGAATTAAAGATGATGATATAACATCTAACTTTGTAGAGGATGTTATTCAATCACAAGCTAGAAGCGCACCTCAAATATATGGAGACTTTTTTAAAAAGCGTTATGGCTTTGATCCAAGTCAACAGTATAAGTTTAGTTTAGAAAATATATTAAAAGACGGACCTAATTTTACTAAAATTTTGGGTATGGCGAGCACTATTTTTGGAGACGATGTCGTTGGTCAGTCTATGTTAGAAAAATTTAAAACGGCAATAGATGAAGGAAAAAGTATTCAAGAGGTAATAAATAATCTTACTAATAAAGAATATAAACAATATATTGACCTACAATCAAAATTAGAAAATCCTGAAGTTACTGGTGCTTTTTTGGGTAATACTTTAAAAATAGATGGAGAAGATACAGGTATTGAAATAGGGAGTTTATTAGAACAAACTAAAGATGCAGGAATATTTAGTCTTGATGACCCATTAGTAAAGAACGTTCAAATGCAACTTGCTAATAATCCAGATCTAACTTTTCTTCAAAGCATAGGTATCGGCACTCCTGATGAGTTTATGAATCAAGTAGAGGCATTAAAGGCTCTCGGACCACGCGCATCTGAAAGTTTAAAAGTTCTAAACCCTGAAAAATACTACGGTAAAATTGAAGAGGGTGGATTTGGATTTAAACCCACAACACAAGCAGAATTAGAGGCATTAGCAAAAATGGACATAGGAACTAATGTTAAAGCTGGCAATAAAGGTTTAGTTGACGCTATTGCGGCTGCTAGATTTCAATTAAGACAGGGAAAAAGTGATGATAGACAACAAGCGGGTATACCCTCTGTGGTACCACCGCCTGTTACACCACCAGGTGCACCACAACCACCTCTTGTTCCTTTTCCTCAACCTCCAATAGCAGGGCTTCCAACATTTCCAGGATTAACTCCAGGCGCACCACAATTTAATTATGGAGCATTTCCACAATTTAATTTGTCAACATACGCACAACAAGGTATAGCTAATCCTAATTTAGCTGCATTTTATCAAAACTTAGGGAGGATAGCGTAATGGATTTCACTAAAAAAGACATAATTTGGTTAATAGGTATAGTAGCATCTTTGAGTGTTACATGGGGTATGTGGAGCGAACGTTTAAATGCGGTCGAGAAAAAAGCAGATAGTGTTGCAAAAATGCAACAAGATATTGCAGTAATTAAAGAAAAAATTATACAAATGGATGACAAAATAATGTGGATTGAGGAATTTTTAATTAAAACAGTAGATTATTAAGAATGAAAATATCAGATCAAACAAGTATCTCTATGCCTATGAGAAACTTGTTAAGTATTTTAGGGGCAACGGCACTTGGTGTGTGGGCATATTTTGGAGTTATTGAAAGATTAAATAATATAGAAACAAGGCAAACTTTATTTGAAGAAGATTTAGTTAAAGGTGCTGATCAAACACCCATAGACCAAGAACAGTTTATGTTATTAGAATTTGTATCAGGACAAGTAGAGGGTATGGCAGAAGATTTAGAAAACATGGCACATAACAAAGTAAATATTATGAGATTACAAGCTGATATGGAAAAAGCATTAGGGGACATAGAAAAATTAAAAGATAAGGTAAGAGCAAATGGTAACTAAAGTTATCATAGCTTTAATTTTATTCTCAGGTGGAACTATGATTGAACATACTGTTACTGATGGTGTTAAAGACTGCCTTGAAAAGAAAAGAATTATAGAACGTAATATGCAATCTGATACAGCAAGAGTATCCTGTGCCAAAGTTGAAGCACAAATAGAAACCATAGAGGGTGTGGAATTTATTAGATCTATGAGTAAGGTGGATTGATGGGAAAGTGGTTTCTTTACTTAATGAGCTGTCTCATATTAACTTTAACAATAGTTATTGGAGGCACAAAAAATATTTACGCTGAAACCAACACTGTGTCGAGCACAGTGGTTACAAATTCTACACCTCCTACAGCAAATGCACCTAGTATTATAAATTCTAACAGTGATATATGTAAAGTTGGTGTAGGCGCTAGTGTGCAAAATAACGTCGTGGGATTAGCCACAGGAGTAGTAATAGATGATGAGTTGTGTCAAAAATTAAAATTATCACGGTCATTATATGCCTATGGTATGAAAGTTGCCGCCGTGAGTATTTTATGTCAAGACCCAAGAGTATGGGATAGCATGACAGATGCAGGGACTCCGTGTCCTGTACAAGGGTCCATAGGAACCGAGGCCGCTCAATACTGGAGTGAAAACCCTGACAAAATTCCAGACGGTAGTAAATATAAAACTGAATACGTGACCGCGAATAAACCAGAACCAAAGGAGTTTAATGATGCACAAAATGCTGCTTTATTTAAAACTTTATTTATTCTTACTACTGGTCTCCTTTTATTCTAAAGCCAACACCTGTCTTCCTGATGTTGAAGGTCTGTGTACACCAGGCGTCACTATTGAAGAACAAGTTACCATAGAAGAAACGGAAGAAGATAAAGGCACAGAGATAATCACGACCACGACTACCACTACGACAACAACCACCACGACTGTCACAAACGAAGATTCCGGTAATATTTTAGATAGTGACAACGGTTATGTGGGATCTGCTGACGACGGTAATATGAATGTAGACTGGGGCGGGCAAGGTCCTGCTACTATGCCTAGTGGCTCTGGTTGTTATGCCTTAGGAACAGATAAGTGTGCACAGATTACAGGATCAGGAAACAGTACATCTACAATGGGTGTGTCTGGAATGGGCACCACCTTTATCATACAAAACATTGACATTTCTGATTTACAAATAGATAAGGGTGGTCAAGTTAAATACACAATTGAAGTAGATAAAAGAGATGCTCAAGATAGAATATACATGCACGTTACAGGATATAACGGGACTACTTCAGTCTTTTCAGGCACTGACATCTTGTCTGAATCTGGAATATCATCCGGCTATCAATCTTATGACGGGACTTTCGATTTCAGTGGCGTTTTAAATAAAATCACTGTTGAAGTGGGTGGTCGAGATATAAACTTGGCTATCGGACCACTGTTTGATGATGTTACCGTTAATGTGTTTTACAATGTTATCAATACAATCATTACACAGCAAATTACTACAGTAGAGGAAATATACTATCTAGAGATATTTGACCCAACAGAATTAGACTTTATAGAAGAAGTATTTGAATTTAACGATGTTATAGTAGATGATGCGGGCGATATAGACTTTGCACCAATAGAACCACAAACTGAGGAAGTGTCATATGAAACTGTGGAGTTAGAGATACAAGAATTTCAAGTAGATTTTGAGCTTGAATTACCAGAACCAGAAATGGTTAACATTGAGATAGAAGCTGAAATGGAGTTAGAATTAGAACTAGAGATGGAAATGGAAGAGCCGATAGAGGTAGCGTCGGTAGAGAAGCCCTCTGAGCCAACGGTAGAGGAGACAGTAGATGAACAACCCACAGAAGAAGAAGCAACCGAACCCGATAGCGAGTCTACTGAAGAATCCCCTGTGGAAGCAGAAGATAGTTCCGAACAAGAAGAAGTACAACAGGAAGAAACTGAAGAGCCTGAAAAGCCTGTAAAAGAACCAAGTGCAAAGGAAAAAGCTGCCACAAAAATAGTAAAAAAAATTGATGATAAAGAGAGATATGACGATGCAGCTCAAATGAAAACATTGATTGTCATGCAAATACTTGGTAATACTAAGACATTCTTTGACGCTCAAACAAACATAGTAGATACAAATGTTAATGAGTATTTAAATAAAACAATAGAGGACCAGTATGGAGTTCTATTTGATATGGCACAAGGACAAACAATGGAGGATATAATAAATGCCCAGTATTGAATATGCAGGAATGAAAGTAACAGGCGGAAAAGTCTTCGCCATATTAACATTATTAGGAGCGCTCGGATCAGGGGCCTGGGCCACGTTCACTTTTTACCAGGATTATCTGACGATGAAAGAAAAAATTTTGACTTACACCGAGCCGGACCTCAGCGGATTTGATAAAAAAATATCTCTCGTAGAGTCTGAAACTCAAGCACAAATGGAGATTGTCACACAAAAAGTAGATAGTTTAAAGAGTGAATTAGATTTACTATTAGAAGAAATTAATTTAATATCTCAGGTAAGTCGTGAATTAAAAGACGACCTTAAAACAGATTTACGCCAAATGGAGGGCGACGTTCGACACATAACTGAGATAGTAAATGATGTTGAAGATAGACAGAAGGAAGATAACAGAGAGCTTTTGAACGAAATGAAACTATTAGAGGAAAACTTAGATTTAAAAATTAATAAAGCTTTGAATAATCCTTTGTCTGGAATGTCAGCAAAGAATTAATTTTTGATATCGAGTAAAATAAAAAAACTTATTCACAGTGAAGTTAGACTCTGGTCTAAACATTACTTAGAGGTTCCTAACAAACATCTTAATAGGATGCCTGCCTGTCCTTACGCTGCAAAAGCTTGGATGGATAGTAAGGTGGATATTGTAGTTAGAAGTCCAGACTCTGGTTACACTAGAGATTTACACAAGCATGTTAAGAACATAAACTTTAATAAAAAAGAAATATTAATTTACTGCGACACTTTTTTTAAAGAGTACAGTTTAAATAAATTTCAGAGAATCATAGATAATTTTAACAGAAGGTATAATAAAAAAGATATATATTTCATGGGTTTTCATCCATACAATCCTCCTAACGAGGAAGAGCAAGAGTTTTTGTTAGATCCCACGGGAGATAAATCTAATCTTCCAGATTCAAAAATACATTTTTCTATGATGTTAATACAAAAGTTCTCGCAATTATATGAAGCATCTGATAGACTACACCGCATGGGTTATTACGATAAATGGCCCAGAGATTACTACCATGAGGTAGTGTCGTCTAGACAAAAACAATTTAAAAAGCTTTTTAAAGGAGACAAAAAATGCCAGGAATGAAAAAAAAGAACGGTATGATGGACAAAGTTGGCATGATGCGCGGCGGCGGTATGACTAAGATGCGCGGCGGCGGCATGGCAAAAAAGAAAAACGTCAAGAAGAAGAAAAAGAAAAAGAAATAAAACTTAGACCACTCCTTCTAGGGGTGGTCTATATCAACCATTTTTTTAAATCCTCACCCAAAACTTTATTAGCTAAGTTTATCTTACCTCTTAAATTTTTAATAATAAATTCATCCACTGTTCCCTCAGACATTAAATCAATATAAGTAACTTTTTTTGTTTGACTTATTCTGTGCGCTCTGTCCTCAGACTGCAATCTGATTTCTAAATCATAGCTATTACTATAATAAATAACGGTATGGCTAGCAGTAAGAGTGAGACCATATCCACCTGTTCTAGGATTTCCGATAAAAAATCGTAAAGGGTCTTTTCTATCCTGAAACCTAATAACAATATCCTGCCTATCAATCTCAGGAGTGTCACCATAAAACGACTCCACAGTTTCTTCTCCATATCTTTCTGAAAGTATTTCTCTAATTTGTTGGATATCATGACGATATATCGCCCAAATAATGACTTTTCCATCTATCTCCTCCAGTATATTTAAAAGTTCGTTAACTCTGTTGTTTTTTAAATGTTTGACCTCACCAGAGTCAGTTTTTAGATGACCACAAGTAATTTGATGAAGTCTAACCATTTGTGCTAATGCACTGGCGGCAGTTGTCTGAGAGTTTTGTAAAACCGCAACTGCATTTTTTTTCATGCTGTCATAAGCTTTTATTTGCTCAGGTGTTAAAGGCACATTTCTTTTCATATAAACCTTGTCAGGTAAATCTAAACAATCTTCTTTTAAAACTCTGTATGAAAACTTATCTAACTTACCATTAAGCTCGTCCAGTCTTGTATACCCCGTGACTAATTTATATGTGTGGCTACCAGAACTTCTTTCCACCATTAATGCATAACGATTACGAAAAGTGTAATACGAAGAAAAGTCCAAGTACAACGGATCAAGGAAATAACATTGTGTGTATAAATCTAACGGTGATTTAGTTACGGGAGATCCTGTCAATATTCTTCTGTACTTTGCATACCTTCTAAGGCTTACCACGTTTTTAGTTCTGGATGCGGTGGGTGATTTTATAGTGGTTGACTCGTCAATAGCCATTAATGCAGAGTGAGATAATAAAAATTTTTCTGCTATCACTAACCCTTTTTTTGTACTAAAAGCCTCAATATTCATCAAAAATATTGTCAGTTCATCGCCGTGTTTAAATAATTTTTGATTTTCTTTTTGTTGTTTTTTTGTCGTAGAGGGAGACCAAGTAACTATATTGTGTAAAACGTGCTCTGGCATATGAACAGGTATCTCCTGTCTTTCCCAGTTTCTATAGACACCCTTTGGTGCAATAATTAAAGCTGCATTTATTTTACCTCTGTCATATAACATGGCTATATTATCAACTAAAACTTTTGACTTACCTGTACCCATTTCCATAAATAAAGCAAAATTTTCTTTATTATGGCAAGCACCTAATGCTTTTAATTGATGCTCGTATGGCTTTGTTTTAAACTTATAATCCATAACTAACTCTTTCTTTAATTCTTAAAATAAAAATAATACTTGCAAAAGTTTTTGTCAATGACTATATTAAAATCAGAATTAAGAATGGCAGTATATGTTGTACAAGAAGTAGTAGGTAGAAACGTTTTAAGCGCTGAAAAGTATGGCAAATTAGAACTTTTATTACCAGAGGGTTCTCAATTAGTTTTGAGCACGGGCCCGACAGTAAAACGTTTGAATAGAAAATTAAAAAATTTTTGTGATGACGATTACTTATTACTAATAGGAGATCCTTCTATTATTGGTATTGCTTGTGCCATCGCTGCGAGTTATAATCGTGGTAGATTCAAATGTCTAAAGTGGGATAAACGTGAATACAAGTATTATCCCATAGAAGTTAATTTGTATGAGAAGGGAGAGATAGATGAATAGCTTGTTGGACAATATGGAAGCTGATGTCTCCAAACCAACTATCGGAGATAATTCGCTTAAAGAAGTTTCTGATCTTTGTTCTGAACTTGCATCAGAGCAAAACGAATATGAAGAGCTAGAAAAAATGTTAAAAGATAAAGCTAAGAATATTCGTAAGTTATCAGAAGAAATAATTCCAGCCAGAATGGCGGAGCTGGGTCTAGAAAGCTTGACACTAAAAGACGGTTCACAAATTAAAGTGAAACAAAAAGTTCAAGCGTCTATACCAGTAAGGTTTCGTGAAGATGCTTTTCAGTGGCTTCGCGATAACGGACATGGCGACTTGATTAAGAATCAAGTGTCTGCTACGTTCGGTAAAGGAGAGGATGTAACGGCAAATGAATTTATAGATAAAATTCAAGAGTTAGGTTACGATCCTCAACAAAAACTATGGGTAGAACCTATGACATTGAAAGCTTTTGTAAGAGAGCAAATCAATGAAGGTAAGGAAATACCTATGGAAAAATTCGGAGTCTTCGTTGGCGCCGAAACTAAAATAAGTAAAAAGTAAAATGTACATAGGAGGTACAAAATGGCAAATGCAAATGCAAACACGAATAGTGTTGCAAAAAAAGAAGAAAGCAAACTACCAGCGCTGAATCTAGAGACTATGGAATTGGACGCGTCTAGCGGCCTTGAAAATATCTCACAAGATGATTTAGCAACACCAAGATTAAAAGTCTTGATGCAGCTCTCTCCTGAATTGGAAGAGTTAGAAGGCGCAAAAGCTGGCATGATCTTTAATACAGTTACAAGTGAATTGTATGATGGATCAAAAGGCATACGCGTTTTACCTTGTGCGTATCAACGTCAATACGTTGAGTGGGCTGATAGAGGACAAGGATCGGGTGCACCGATAAATGTCTTTGATGCTTCTAGTGATGTCTTAACCAAAACAACGAGAGATGATAATAATAAAGATCGACTCTCAAATGGTAATTATGTCGAAACTTGCGGTAATCATTATGTGTTATTGATAACAGATGAGGGTGATGCAACTCCGGCATTGATTACTATGAAAGCTACTCAGTTAAAGAAGAGTAGAAAATGGAACTCGATGTTACTAAATCTAAAACTAAAAGGTAAGAACGGTTTATTTACTCCTCCGTCTTACAGTCATTACTATCGTTTGAAAACAGTCAAAGAGGGTAATGATAAAGGTAATTGGTATGGGTGGGAGATCTCAAGAGAAGATCAACTACAAGATACTAATTATTACTCCATGGCTAAGACTTTTGCTGAAAGCGTGAGCAAAGGTGAAGTCAAAGTCAAATATGAACAGGAAACTGCTACAGAAGACCAGAAGGTTCCTTTCTAAATATACAGGGGCGGGCAACCGCCCCTTTTTAATATGGACGATAAAGTAAAAAAATTTAAAAGTATCTTCTACGGATTGGACAGAGCGTATGGACAATATGTTAGTGATGGACAGTCTGTTAATGGTAAGGCATCTGGTAAAGCTTTTATATTAAAACAACCTGTGACCGATCAACTATGGGTTGATCACATCAATGGTAAAGACCCTAGTCTAGGTATCATACCTATTAGAGATGATTCAAGTTGTATATGGGGTTGTATCGACATAGATACATACCCTTTAGATTTTAAAAAAATTATAGCTAAAATTAGAAAATTAGATTTACCTTTGGTCATGTGTAGATCAAAGAGTGGTGGCGCTCACATATTTTTATTTTTAAGAGAGCCCACACAAGCAAAGATTATTAGAGATAAATTAATAGAGTGGTCAGGACTAATCGGATATGCAAACTGTGAAGTCTTTCCCAAACAAATAGAGATTAGAGCAGATAGGGGAGATACTGGAAACTTTTTAAACTTACCTTATCACGGTGGTGATGATAGTATGCGACACGCATTTGACAATGATGGTCAATCAGTAACTCTTGATGAGTTTTTTCTCTTGTATGAGAAACACTGTGTCGGACTACAATACTTAAAAGATTTCAAACCTAAAGTAGAAAAACAAATAAATGATTTAGATGACGGTCCACCTTGCATAGCTACATTGATGTCACAAGGTATACCTGAGGGTGGTAGAGATAATACTTTGTATCAGTATGCAGTTTACGCTAAAAGAAAATGGCCTGAACAATGGCAAGACAAAGTTGATGAGTTTAATCACAAGTATATGGAGAGACCTCTTAGTTCATCACAGGTTCAAAAGACAATCAATCAGCATGAAAAAAAAGATTATCAGTATAAGTGTAAAGACCAACCTATGTGTTCTGTGTGTTCTCCGATACAATGCAGAGCAAAACAATATGGTATAGGAAACTCTTTTCAACATCAGGTTAGTGACTTAACAAAGTTTGAAAGTGATGAGTCCACTTGGTTTCTAAACATAGACGGAAGAAGATTAAAATTATCTACAGAGCAGTTGTATGATCAACACAGATTTAGAAAAGCTTGTTTGAATGAAATCAATATCTTACCTAATATTATGCGTCCACAAGATTGGGATAATAGAATACAATCCTTATTGCAGGTTGTAGAGGTTATACAAATGCCTCATGAGATAACAAAGACCGGTCGATTTGAAAATTTATTAGAAAGATTTTTAGAAGATCAAGGTGAAGCAGAACACATAGATGAGATAGAAATGGGTAAGGCTCTGTTTGAAGATAAAGAATATGTTGATATAATCAAAGAGAATGGAGTAGAAAAAGAAGTTAAGATACAAAAGATGACCGCTTTCTTTAGGTCAGATTGGCTGCAGAAGTTTTTAAAGAAGAATGATTTTAAAGATTTTAGTGCTACAGAGATGACTGCGCATATTAGAAATAAATTAGGTGGTGGAGACATACGACGTAAGGTAAAAAATAAAACTACTTATCTGTGGTATCTACCATGGCAAAAGAAAAACGATGATGAGTTTAAGACACCAGACATGAGAGAGGAGGCTCCATTTTAATGAAGAAAAGGATACATATTAATCAGCATAAGATCAGATCTAATAAAAAAAATAATTTAAGAGAACCGGTCATCACAGTCAAAACTTCTAAATCAAACAATTACGCGAGCGAAGTTGAAATTAAAGGTCCGTCAAAAGTAATATATAGCCCAGATAAACCATTACCTTGTGGCGCTAGAGTGTGGATTGAAACAGATGAAAAAATAGTTTTAGATAATGGGTTATGTCTAGACAAATAATATTCGGACCACCAGGCACAGGCAAGACCACACACTTGCTTCGAATAGTTGAAAAAGAACTACGAGAAAATAAAGTATCTCCTAATAAAATAGCTTATCTAGCATTTACAAATCAAGCTGCCGATGAAGCTTTATCAAGAGCTATCTCCCAATTAAACTATAGCACAAAAGACTTCATGAACTTCAGAACGTTACATAGTCTGGCGTACAGAGAGTTACATTTAAAAGAAGAGAATATCATGAGTGATGAAGATTACAGAGCGGTCTCTGATAAACTACAAATTAATTTAAGTAATCCGAACAAGAACACCGAAACATACGGCGCTGGTTTTCCTGATGATGTGTTCATGAAAGTTATTGACGGTGCAAAAGTTAGAGGACTCACCACAGAGAATTTTTTTCATGATCCTACCGTAGGTCACTTGGAGGGTGGTTGGTTAAAATTAAAATACATAGACACGGCACTGAGTCAGTACAAAACAGAAAGAAATAAATTTGATTTGACTGATTTGATCGTTGAGTTTAATAAAAAACATTACGACACAGTTCCTCATTTTGATGTTGTTATTATAGATGAAGCACAAGATTTAAGTTGGTTGCAATGGAAAATGGTAGAAAGAATTATTGAAAACAGTAAAAGAGTCTACGTCGCTGGTGATGATGATCAAGCAATCTATCGTTGGGCTGGAGCTAGACCTGAGTATTTAATTAACATGGAGGGTCAAAGAACAGTTTTAAATAAGTCTTATAGACTATCAAAGTTAATTCACCGTCATGCAAACAAATTAATTACGAGAATAACTGACCGAGTAGAAAAAGAATGGACGTCAAGAGATGATGAGGGTGAGGTCAATATTCATCCGATTGAACAATTACAAAAAATGAAAGAGGGTCAGTGGTTAATCTTAGCGCGAGATAGATACAGATTAGATAAGCTAGAAGATGATTTGAAAACATATGGTTATTACTACAAAAGAGGCGATAAAACTTCTATTAATAAAAAAATTCATGAAGCCATTGTGGGTTGGGAGGATTTACGAAAAGGTAAAGAAATAACTATCAAAGGAGTAAAAAGTTGCTATGCTTACATAAAGACAGGAGAAGGAGTTGACGCTGAACATAAGGGTATGAAGAAAGCAGATAAAGAAAAATTATACAATTACGAAACCTTAAAGAAAGATTTTGGACTTAAAATAGATAAAGAGTTACCGTGGTTTAAAGCATTGGTAAATATACCAGCGTCGAAGTCTATTTATGTCAGAGCAGTTTTACGTCGTGGTGAGAACATAAGACACGAACCACGGATCAAGTTATCGACAATACACGGATCAAAAGGTGGAGAGTCAGATAATGTTATGTTGCTAACAGACTTATCACGTAAGGCAGATGATGAGTATTGGAAGCATCGGGATTCTGAGCGACGAGTTTTTTATGTAGGAATGACACGCGCTAGAAATATATTAAACATAGTTCGATCACAATCGGACAGAGAATTTTCGGAGGCTTTTTAATGTCATTTGTAAACGTTGTGATAAAACAACTGGATATAACTATTAAACAGATTTCTAAAGTCAGAGCGGAGGGGACAAAACTTCGACGTGATGATTTAGATAAAGCCGTAAAGGTTCTAAAAAAAGATTTAGAACAGTTGCGATTAGACTTACAACAACTAAAGGAGAAAGAAGATGCAAAGTGATAAATGCTTACAAGAAGCTCTTAGATTAGTAACAGGACCCAGAGCACATGACTATGGTGATAAAACTGTTACTCATTGTAATATTGCTGCTTTATGGAGCTCTTATCTAGGTAAAGATATTTCTGCTCATGACGTTGCGATGTGTATGCTATTATTAAAGGTGGCTAGAATAAAACACAAAGCAACTCCAGATTCTTACATAGATATTGCTGGTTATGCTGCAATAGCTGCTGAAATAGAAAAAGAGGACTAATGACTCAAATGCCTTTGTTTCAACCACCTAGCGAGTGGACGCCACCTGAGAAGGTGCCTGACTTATCAGAGGCAAAAGAAATAGCCATAGACTTAGAAACTTGTGACCCTAACATAAAGACTATCGGGCCAGGCTGGCCAAGGGGAGACGGTTTTATTGCGGGTGTTGCCATAGCCGTAGAAGGTTGGAAAGGATATTTTCCTATTCATCATGAAGGTGGTGGCAACTTTGATGAGAAAATTATCAAGCGTCAGATTAAAAAAATTATGGAGCTTCCTTG